TGCTCGGAGAGATCGAAAAGAAAAAGACGGAGCAGCCAGCACCGGCGGTAGAGGCCGAGATGACAGAGCTCGAGGACGAATTCCAAGTATAACTGCGGATGGCCCGGGTGAAATGCCCGGGCCTCCACATGGAGGCAAGACATGGAACGAACACAGGACGATGCACACAAAGACCGAGTGATCGCGATACTCAAAGCGAACTGCATGGGGCGCGTCAACGCAAAGTCTAATGTATCCCTCGCAGAAAAGATAGGCATTACCCGGGATAAGTTCCGCCAGCTCTGCGGAGACATCGTCCGGGAAAAGAAGCTGAACATAGGGTCCCACCCGGATCATGGCTTCTATGTGATCGTCGATCAGGAGGACTTCGACCTGTCGCAGCGCCAGCTGAAATCCCGAGTGACGGAGATCGCCAAGCGCTTCCATGCCGCGGAAGAAATGTTTGAAGAGACCAGCCAAGAAAGACGAGGCAATGCCCAGATGATGATTAAGGGCATGATCGAACAGCTAAATAAAAAAGTGAGGAGGGAAGACGATGAACGAATTCCAGCAGATGCTTGAAGACAAAGATCGAGCGATAAAGCATTGGAGAGGATCGATGATGTGCTGCCTTCTGGTTCTGGCGGCCGCACTATGGTCCCGGCAAATGCCCAGAGAAGGGCTGGCATACTTCGACTTCGGAACGAAGTATGTGACGAACTACCGAGCCGTGACCGCGGAGTGCGATAGCACGCCGGACATCGGGGCCGGCGGCCGAGTGGCGGTAGCCGGACATCCCACCGGAAGATGGTTTGCCAGCAACGAGCTTCCGTTCGGGACCAAGATCGTGATCCCTGAGATCACAGGCAACGCTGTCTGGACATGCCGCGACAGGATCAGCAAGAAGTATCCTCACCGGGTCGACCTGCTTATCCACAAAGGGGATAAAGCTGTGACTAAGTGGGCCAAGGTCTACATCGTCAAGAAGGTGCGGATATGAAAATAAACAACCAAGAGATCGAGCGATACCGACAAGCCGGACTGCACAGATTCGCCCCGACGGCCGGATCCGGGAATAACGGAGCGTTCCTGATAACGATCCCATCGACCGGAGCGATCGTCATGGTGGTATCCAGCGACGGAGGCGGCTGGGACCATGTATCTGTGAGTTGCCGGAACCGATGTCCGAGATGGGAAGAGATGTGCTACATCAAGGACCTGTTCTTCGAGCCGGAAGAGACCGTGATCCAATTCCATCCAAAGAAAAGCGCGTACGTGAACAATCATCCGTACTGCCTGCACCTCTGGAAAAAGCAGGGCGCTGAAATTGAACTTCCGCCGACGGAATTCGTGGGGGTGAAAAGCTAATGTACCTCTGCTGCTGCGATCAAGAGATCAACAAAAGACAAGCGGCCGTGAAGGCAATGAATGAGCGGCTGATCCGGGAGTATCAAGAGATCCCTTGGTGGAAGAGACTGTTCATGGACGAGCAGGACCTGCACAGCCGGATCCTCTGGAACTGGACGCACTTCCGGATATGGATGGGCCGTAGGATCTGTGAAATGGAGCGCGCTGATCTGCAACAAAGCATGAGTTTCGTGAGACAAAAACGAGAGGAGGTGAGACGAATGGCAGATTTGACGATGCAGGAGAAGATCGACGGAGCGCTTGGAGACCCGACGCTGACGGACGACAAAGAGTTTGAGGTGACAGCAAAGCTCGACCTCGAGGATTATCTGTTCTGGCAGTCGAGGATCATAGCCCTCAAGAACGGACTGGCCGAGGCAAAGAAGCTGGGCAAGAGCACAGAGGGATACTATACGCCGGAGACGCTTGCCGGCAAGTACCTTATCCAAGGACTCCGGGGTGAAATGGCAAAGAAGGATGACGCAGCAAGAAAGATGGCCGGAGGTTTGGGTGCGATCCTCGGGATGTAAAACAGGATCAAAAAGAACATGGCTCGGAAGCAATTCCGGGCCTTTTCTTTTCACATAACCTCCTAATCTATGGAGGCAACCAATGGACGGAGTAATCAACCTCATATTCCTCGCGATAGGTGCGGCGGCCGGATACGCTGCCGCTATTTTTATACCCAGACCCTTTATGCCGCGGCGTCCCCGGGTGATATCACGGACCGACAGCCAGCTGGCAGACCTCGAGCTGGTGAATGCCGGCAATGCCCGAATCAAAGGCAAGAAGCCCCGGGTGATCCACCAGACAGAGGAGCGCGAAGCGCAGCTGGAAGAGGCACGCCGGGATGAAGAGGTGAAGGGTAAAGTCTCGAAGCTCAAATGGGGAGAACCAGATGAAGAGTGAAATGGTCAAGATATCAGATATTCAGCTCGCGGAATACAACCCGAGGAAAATGTCCGAGGACGAGTTCATGCGGCTGGTGCGATCGATCGAAGAGTTCGGCTTCGTCTCGCCGGTCCTGATAAACAAAGACGGAACCTGCATCGGAGGTCACCAGCGGATCAGCGCAGCACAGTATCTCGGCATGTCCGAGGTCCCGGCCATGAAGATAGACCTGTCAAAGCCGAAAGAGAAGGCACTCAACCTCGCACTGAACAGGATCTCGGGTGAATGGGACTATGCCAAGCTGACCGATGTCCTCATGGACCTCGACACCGGAGAGATAGACCTTGACCTCACCGGCTTCGCCGAAAAAGAGATCGCACGCCTCATCGACTACGAACCGAGCCCGGAACGCAAAGACGAGCTCTTCAAGCAGCAGCTCCCCGAGGACCCGGACACGAAGTTCGGGGACATCTTCCAGCTGGGTCCTCACCGGCTCATGTGTGCAGACGCCACGGATCCGCTGCAGATTGAAAAGCTCATGGACGGCAAGAAGGCCAAGATGTGTTTCACGGATCCTCCCTACAACGTGAACTACAAGGCCACAAAGGAATACGCCGGCGAACGCGGAATCAAAGGCGACAACGTTTCACGTGAAACATTCGAAGCGTTCTGTCAGCCGGTGTTCAAGAACATCGAAGCGTTCTGTCAGCCGGGAGCAGCGATCTACGTATGCTCCGGCTTTACCAGCTTCCCTGTGTTCCTATCGGCGCTGGAACGGAATAACCTCAAGATAGCCGGCACGATCATCTGGGTGAAGTCCGGAGGAGCATCGCTGGGCTGGAACGACTATCGCCACAAGCATGAATGGGTCATAAAGGCCCAGAAGCGCGAGCGGCGCAAAGGCGTCTCCATCCTCTACGCGCACAAAGAGGGTCCGCAGTACTTCCGGGACACCCGGGACGAGTACGACGTCTGGGAGCTGCCCCGGAAGGCCAGCATAAACTATCTGCACCCGACCGAGAAGCCCCTCTGGCTTCCTCGCAAAGCTATCCAGAACAGCAGTAAGCCCGGAGAGCTCGTCCTCGAGCCGTTCGCCGGTTCAGGCGCAACGCTCATCGCAGCTCACATCAGCAAGAGGATATGCTATGCCACGGAGCTTGACCCGAGGTTCTGCGATGTCATAATCAAGAGATGGGAAAATCTATCAGGTGAAAAGGCGGTAAAGGTAAATGGCCAAGAAGACCCAAAAGGACCCGCTGGAAAGCGCAACAGAGCTCGACGAAGTAGATAAGAGGATGATTCAGGTCATCGTCGAAGAGCCGTCGATCACGGATGAAGCTCTGGGTAAAATCCCGGGAATAAATCTCCTGCGTAAAGCCGTGGGCAAGCGTAGAAGGAACCCGGAGTTTCAGCGCATCATCGCCAAGTACATGAAGCCGGCCAAGAAGGTGCTCGAAGATGCACAGTCAAAGGCCGCCCGGGTGATGAAAGACCTGCTCACACACGAAGATCCATACGTCAAAGTGCGCGCAGCTGCACAGATACTCAAGCCGGTGCTCAATGCGATCGGAGATCCCGAGGGTGAAGTGCTCACGATCAAGATGATCCGCAAAGACGGCACGATCATTGTGCTTGGGAATGGCAAAGATGACGAGGCAGTATGAAATCAAACTGCATGAATTCCAAGAAGCCGGGATATTCAGCGATCGCCGCTTCATCTTCCTGATCTCCGGCATCCAAGGCGGCAAGACAACCGCCGGGGCCCTCTGGTTCAAACAGGAGATCCACCGGCACCCGAAAGACAACTTCCTCATCGTCACCCCGACCTATAAGCTCATGGACCAAAGCACCCTCCCCAAATTCAGGCAGTTTATGGCCGGTGCTGGCCGCTACAACGAGCAGAAGGCCATTTATCGGCTCAAGGCAGGCGGAGTGGTCTATTGCCGCTCTGGCGAGGACCCTGACGCCATTGAGGGCATTCCCAACGTCCGTGCGGCTTGGATGGATGAATGCGGAAAGCTCAAGTACCGGGCATGGGTGAACACACAGGGCCGTCTGTCGATCCTACAGGGCCGTGCCATGGGGACCACAACGCCATACGCCATGAACTGGCTCTACAAGGACGTCTACACGCCGTTCAAAGAAGGTGACAAGGACACGCACGTCATCCAGTTCGAATCGATAGAGAACCCGGTCTTCCCACGTGAAGAGTACGAACGCATGCGCGGAAAGCTCGACCCGAGGATATTCGACATGCGCTACCGAGGCATCTTCGGACGCATGGCAGGACTGGTCTACCCGGACTTCGGTCCGAACAAGGTCATAGAACCGTTCAAGTTCGGTCCCGGGACGAAGTTCTGCGCCGGCGTCGATTGGGGCTTCTCGGATCCATGCGCGATCATCGTGATAGCAGTCGTCGGCCGAAGGGTCTACATCGTAGATGAATGGTACGAACAGTGGCGCACGATCAGTCAGGTGAAGGCGGCCGCAAAACAGCTGCGTGAAATCTGGCCGATAGAAATGTTCTACTGCGACAATGCGAACCCCGGGAACATTCAAGAGTTCAACGACGCGAAGCTCCCGGCGATCGGGGTAGACAAAGGACCCGGATCCGTCGAGTACGGAATAAACAAGGTCACCGAGCTGATACGTGAAGACAACCTCTACGTCTTCGCCGGCCGGTGTCCGAACACAGAGGACGAGTTCGACCTGTACCACTACCCGGAAGACACGCTCATCCTCATGCACGACCGGCCGCCACGCACGGATCCTGTCGACATGGACAATCACGCCATGGACGGAATCAGGTATGCGATCACGGCGACGCTGTTCCCGAAAACAAGAACGCCTCATGTGGCCATAGGTAAAGAAGAAAAGCAGCAGCCGGAGTTCATCCGGAGGCGACGCGAACAGATGCGCCGGCAGCAAAACGAATCGCAGGACTGGTATAGTTCCTGATAAGAAATTTCACTCAAACGCCTAATTATTGAAGGTAGCACGACAGACACCGGAGGTTTAGATGACAGCAGAAGATCACGCACTACGGCCAGCATGCGCAACGTTCCAAGGAAATATGGAGGCGCGCATGGAGGGGGCTGAAAAAAGAGTGACAACGATCGAAGACCACATGTGGGCAATAGGTATCGGAATCTTCATGGCAGTGATCGGGATAGGCGCACAGATATTTATATCCCTGTTCAGGATTCACTTATGATCTACCCATACAGATGCAGTAAATGCGGCAAGGAATTCGAGGTGGTCAAAGGCCACGAACATTCCGGGGATCCAGAATCATGTGAATGCGGCGCCTACGGTGTCCGGATATTCACCCCGCCGGTGATAAGCGAGAAGTGCAAGATCGGCGGCTTCAAGGAATACTTCAACCACGGCCTCGGCGTCCCGATCAGCAGCCCGGGTGAAGCCGAAGCGATAGCAAAGAGTAGGGACCTCATAGAGGTCGGCAACGAAAAGCCGGCGACGATACGCAAAGAGGTCGAGAAGATGAAAGAGACAAAGCCCGAGTACGACATGGCCGGTGCCATGCAGATGGCAGCAGCGATGCCGGACTTCGAACCATAAACAGGAGGGAAAAGGAATGAAAAAAAGTGATCTTGGCGAAACGTGGGGGGAAACTGGACCAATTGCAGTAAATTCCAAGGAAAGCAAAAAGGAAAAGCACTATCCCTCGCTCAACCTGAACACAAAGCAGCTCCCGGAGCTCAAGGGATACAAGGTCGGTGACAAATGCGTGCTTGAAGTCGAAGCCGTAGTGATTGGGATCCGTGTGAACAAGGACAAGAAGGGTGAAAAGGCGAACTACGACCTCGAACTTAAGTCGGCCAGTGTCGAAGATGCCGGCGAGGATGACGAAATCAAAGAGGCGCTCGACATGGCTGACAAGAACGAAGGCAAGAAGGCCCCGAAAACAAAGGGAGGATATCCTCTTACCTCTCAAAATAAAGAGGAGGACGATTAACATGGCAACGGCAACAGCGCCCGAGACCAGTAAAATGGTAGAGGCAATGCTTCGCAGGGCGAAGAAAATGTCGCCGAAGGGTGAAGAGATCAGCGCGGCAACCGATGAAGACCTCGCGATCGCAAAGGATATCTACCAAGGGCCAACGATCATGGAAGGCAAGTTTGGTCAGGGCCCGAAGTATAAATCCGCAGCACAGATGAGAGCGGCGCAGAACCCGGCGCTGTTCGGTGCGGACAAAAAGAAAAGATCAGAGGCCCAGATCATGGCAGTGGCCGGGATGGCCAGCCCCATGAAACTGACAAAGATGGGAACGATCGTTGAGGACATGATCAAAGCCGGCAATATAGAAAAGGCCAGAGAGTTCTATCAGTCGGTGCTGAACGTGTTCAGATACACCGGCAATCCCAAGACGCTTAAAGAAGTCGAAAGCATGGCCGGAGTGATGAATAGGGCAGATGAACTGATGCCGACAATGAAAGCGGCTGCGGCGAAAACAAACAAGACGGCCGAGGCGCTCAAGAAGGCCGCGGACGTGCTGGGTGAAAACGCTCCTAAAACCCCGGGAGGGTATCCGCTGACATCGGGAAAGACGCTTGTCGAATACGTGAACGAAGCAAAAAAGGCCGGAGCGACCAACGCCGACCTCAAAAAGATGCTCAAAAGGAAATAACGCATGGCAAACGAAGCGATACCGGTAATGATGGGCGATCAGCCAAAGCAGGGGATCGAGCCCGGGACAGATGAAACGATCGAGACGAATGAAAAGAACATCAACAGCCGGCTGCTCAAGATCATTCAGGACAGCGTGGATGACTCCAAGATCGCACGCCAGCCGATAGATCAGAACTTCCTCAAATACTACAAATTCTACCGCGGCAATCAATGGCTGAACAAGCGGCCGTCATACCGCGCCTCTATCGTCATGAACCTTATCTTCACGACGATACAGACGATCCTGCCGATCCTGACAGACAACCGGCCAAACGTGAGCGTGCTTCCGCAGGAACCCAGCGACTATATGTTCTCGCAGATCGTGCAGGAGATCGTCGACTGGAATTGGGAAGACAAGAACCTCGACATCCGCCTGCCATGGGCACTCCTCGAATCGCTCATCTACGGCAACGGATTTATGAAGGTAGGGTACGACCCGAACGCAAAAGACGGCGTGGGTGATATCCGCATAACGGTCCCGGATCCATTCTACGTCTACGTGAACAAAGAAGCGACAGACTTCGACGATGCAAAGGTCGTCCACTACATCGTGCCGACAGAACTGCCGGAGATCAAACGCCTCTACCCCGAGAAGGGCAAAGAGGTGAAGGGTGAAGACGGCATGCTCGATGTGGCATTCGACCGCAAATCGATCGGAGAGACGACATTCAAGTCCCCGGTGGACCAGCGTATCAATGTACAGTCTGACGTTGCGCCAAAGAGGTTCAGCCGGAAGACAGCGCTGCTCATCGAATCATGGTACTCGGCCGAAGGCGCAGCGGAATATGGACTCGACAAGATTGTGGATGAAAACGGAAAAGAGGTCAAAGGATCTCGCTTCATCGTCACAGCCGGACAGACAGTTCTTCGGAACATCAAGAACCCCTTCGATGACCAGCTGATACCCTTCGTCCGCTTCCCGGACTACGACCTTCCGCGTGAATTCTGGGCCATGGGTGAAGTAGAACAGCTCGAAAGCATGCAGAAGCTCGCAAACAAGGTGATCTCGCTGATAGTCGACTACATGAACATCAGCAGCAACCCGATATGGATTGTGGACACCAGCTCCGGCGTCGAGACAGACAACCTCACGAACCAAGCAGGGCTCATCATCGAAAAGAACCCGGGGACCGAAGTAAGGCGTGAATCGCCGCCTCCGCTCCCGGCATACATGATGAACGTGCTGCAGGAGGTGAAGACCACCTTCGACACGATATCCGGAGTGCACGATGTGACGCAGGGCAGACAGCCGACAGGAATAACATCAGGGATCTCCATAGAATCGCTGCAGGACGCAGCACAGACGCGCATACGACTGAAAGACAGAAATATGGGCGCCGCGCTACGCCGGGCCGGGACCCTCATGGTCTCAAGGATCCTGCAGTTCTACAACGTGCAAAGGACCTTCCGGCTGACGAACAAGACAGGATGGCCGCAATACGTTGAATTCTACACAAAAATCGTCCCTGTGAAAGACGGCGAAGGACAAGAGACCGAAGACACAAAACGAGTGGCCGGCTACAAGCGCACCACAGTGAACCCGGAGACGAACGAGGTGAAGACGCTGACCGTGGATCCCGAGACTACGCAGCCGATCACAAAGGAAATGGATGTCAAGGGAATGCTCGATGTGAAGGTGGGCGCCGGGTCCATGCTTCCATGGCAAAAAGCGCAGCGTAAAAACGAAGCGTTCAAGCTGTTCGAAGCGGAGGCGATCGATAAGCAAACACTGCTCGAAGCCGTCTGGCCGGAGCAGGCCGAAGAGATCGTCGCAAAGATGCAGGCGAACTCGACACAGCCGGAAGAGACGACGATACCGGCTGACCAGCCGCCAGTCGAAGACGCAGGAGGAGGAGTGTAATGGCAGTGAAAAGTAAAAAATGCAGCAAGAAGGATCGCATGATGGCAGCAATGCTCCGCAGGAGGGCCAAGAAATGAGAAAACTGATAGCCGCGATTTCACTTATCTGTCTAATTATTGGAAGCGCAATGGCAAGTGAGACAGGGATCCTGATCGAAAAGCAGGTGAACGGAGATTACAAATCGGCCTTCGTGGTGAACTTCGAGCTGGGGAACCTTCCGAAGGGATACATAAACACGCAGGCAGTCTTCGTAGCGCCGAGGTCAAACTTTAAGGCAATGAACCACGAATACTTTCAGATGACGATAGGATCAAAGACCGGACTGCTCGGCGGAGAGCTGGCCCTTGAGACCGGCTTCCAAAGATGGTGGGGAGGCAATTCTCAAGGGAATCCCGACGGACAGATCGATTCGACGAACGCGATGTCATGGATGAAGCAATTTTAATGGAGGTGGAAAAGATATGGTTATAAATCCAGCGGCCCCGGCGCAGCCCCAGAGTCAAGCGCCACAAAACCAAGGTGCAGCCCCTGCAGGTGCAGGACCAGCAGGAGGGCCGGTAAGAAGTGCCGCTCCGGCGCAAGGTCAGCCACAGGCGAAAGCGAGCATCCCCGGGATGCCTCCGATCGTCATGCAGCTCATCGAGGCGCTGAAAACCATCTACGCGGCCATGAAAGAAGGCGGCGCACCTCCCGAAGATGTGCAGCAGATGCGCACGATCATAGACCAGCTCGTCGCCCTGTTCCAAAAAGTTGGACAGAGGCGTCTTGCAAAACAAGGACAGCCGGGATCCCAAGGACCGGCGCAGAGGCCGGCACCGGGACAGCCGGCGCCAGCGGCTCAACAGGCCCCAGTCTCAAGACCGATTCCAGAAGGATCCAAGCCGGGCGCGATGCCGGTAGTATAAAACGGAGGTGAAAAAACATGGGTGACGTTCAATGGGCAGGTGACGGAGCGAGCGAAGTAACGCTGAACAAGGATAACCCGGCTCCCAGCGTTGGCGGCGGAAGTAATCCCGGGGCAGAATTTGTCGGCGATGAAAAGCCGACCCATGCTTACGAACCATCGGTTCCGAGCGGTTCAAAACCGGGCGGAAAAGGTGATGTCGTAAGTCCGACTGACGACAATTAAAGGTTAAGAGGAGGCAATAACCATGCCGGGCAAAAAAGTAACAACAGACGACGAACTGGAGCAAGGCGGAGCAGAAGGCGCAGAAGATCTCTTAAACGAGGAAATCGACTCGCTGGGCAGCGACGCACCTCCGGAAGACGACAAGGGCGCAGGTAAGGACGAAGGACAGGACGATGGTGAAGGGGAAGACAAGGGCGGAGCAGCCGACGATGGAACCTCTGACGATCCACTCGATCAGAAGCACTCCATAAAATGGAACGGCGAAGACCGCGAATTTCCTCTGAGAGACATCCTCCGGTTCGCGCAGATGGGATTCGACTACAACCATAAGAACCAAGAGCTGAAACGGCAAAAGTTGGATCTCGATACACGGCAGCAAGAGTTTGTGCAGGGGACGCAGTTCCTGCAGTGGTGGAAAGAAAATCCGCAGGCAGGAATAAAGCTTAAGGAACTGATCGAAAGCGGTGATCTGACGGTCAAAGAAGCTGAGAAGATCATCGACAAAGACGATCCGGTCCTTCAAAAGCTGACATCCCTCGAACAGAGGATTGCCGCAAAAGAAGCCAAAGAGGATGATGCGGCGCTCGACGGAGAGCTGAAGGGCCTGCAGAAAGACCTCAAGGCCAAGGGCATAGAGCACAATTGGGACACGCCCGGGGACGACGGCCGAACATTCGAAGAAGTCCTTCTGGACTACGCGCTCGAGAACGGATTCGCTACACTGCGAGCCGCATATCGAGATCTGATGTTCGACAACGCTGTCGCAAATACCCGGGAGCGGACCGAGAAGGAAGTGCTGGCACGCCTTAAGAAAAACAAGGAAGTGCCGGACACTGACGCTCCAGCCAAAAAGCGAGCCGTGATAAGGCAGCAGGTCGACATTAAGGGTAAATCCTATGACGATCTGGGCCGAGAGGTCCTCGACGAAATAGCTCAAGGTGTCTATGGTTAATCTAACGAAAAGGAAGGGATAAATCATGGCACTAACGTACAATCAGTTGTCAGCGATAACTGAAAAAAAGTTTATCCCGAAAGCTGTAGATAATATCTTCAGCTCGAACGCTCTCCTGCAAAGGCAGCTCAAAAAGAACCTGCTTAAGCTCGACGGCGGCGACTCCATCATCCAGCCAGTGATCTACGCAAAGACATCGGCCGGCGGATGGTATTCGGGGTACGATACGCTTGACACTGACGACAACGAGCAGATAACTGCTGCGGAGTTGCAGTGGAAACAGGCGTACGCGAACATCTCCATTTCAAGACTTGAGGAGCTGAAAAACAGCGGAGATTCGGCAAAGATCAACCTCGTGAAAACGAAGGTTCAGATCGCCGAAAAGACCCTCAAGGACACGCTCGGGACAGGTCTGTATTCTGCAGGGACGACAGCGAAATCCATCAGCGGACTCCGCGTGATCGTCACCGGGACAGGCACAACGTACGCTGGTATCTCCAAGACCACGTACTCATGGTGGAGAGGTCAGGTCGACTCGACCACCACAACCTTGCTGATCACGGTCATGCAAGGAATCTGGGGTGACTGCTCGATCGATAGCGATAGGCCCACAGTCGTTGTTGGGACCCAAGACAACTACGACAGGTACTACGCGCTTCTGCAGCCGCAACAGAGGTTCATGGACTCCGAGACAGCCAAAGGCGGCTTCTCGAACCTTCTGTTCAACGGCGTGCCGTTCATCGTCGACTCTCACTGCCCGACCGGATACATCTACTTCCTGAACGAGAACTATCTTAACTTGACAGTTCATCAGGATGAGAACTTCCGGTTCGAGCCGTTTCAGAAACCCACAAGACAAAACGCGGCCACTGCAAAGATATATTGGGCAGGTAACTTTATGTGCTCAAACTGTCGCATGCAGGGTGTCTTGTCGGCAATCACCGCTTAAAGGAGGGAACTGACATGGGAACAAATGCAGTATTTAGTTTCGATCCGATGGTCGGAGAGTCGGTTTCCGCCGTAACAGCGACAAACTCGGTGGAGCTCGGAACTCTGCGGATGTACGATGGGGTCGTCTATCGCTACGTCTACAATATGGGAAATTCAGACATCCCCCCGACCTATGGGGTCACAATGAGTCTGACATCCGGATATTCGGTAACGATATCCTCTGTGACAGCGCTCGCAGATAAGTGCTTCGGTGTCGTCGTTAACGCGACGCTCACCACGGCCACTTACGGATGGGTCGCAGTCTATGGTCCGGCAAAGATCGAAGCTTCCACGACCGATTCGTTAACCACAGGAGTGGGCATAACGCTTGACGTTGATGGGACCTTTGGCAGCACGACTGCGTTAATCGGGGTAACCGCTCCGACTAACATCAAGGACATCTGCGGCAAAGTGATCGGTGCGGGTACAGCGACCGCAGGATCATGCTTGGCGTTCGTGAATCTGCTGTAGAATTAAAGGTGGCCGGAGCCGGGTTATGAGCTCGGCTTCGGTCACCAAATAAGAGGAGGCAAAAGGAATCATGGTACTAAAAACTATCGAAATGGATCTGCAGTATCAGGGGATCATCGCAGCGCCGCCGATCGCACAGGACCAGCTGTACAAACAGGCGTGCTCGAACGACGCGATCACGATAACCTCGTGGCGCGATATCTGGCTGAAGCAGATCAAGGCGAATCTCGAGACGTACGGAGACTTCAAGGCGAAGGGAATCGGCCAGCTTGCCGGCAAATGGGCCTACAAGCCCGGGATAGCGGTAGGATCCGGGCCCTCGCTCAAGAAGAACGCCCTGCTCTTAAAGGACAGAGGCGACATGCTGGCAGTCTCATGCACGCATAACTTCGCATTCCTCGAGGACATCGGAGTAGCCCCGGACTTCTATCTGACGCTCGACGCCGGACCGATCACCATATCGGAGCTGACGGAAGGCGGCAAAGAAAAGCCGGAGTGGTATTGGGAGCGGACGAAGAACCACAAACTGCTGGCATTCATCGGAACGGACCCGGAATTCCTGAAACGCTGGCAGGGAGAGATATTCTTCTACAACGCACCGGTACCTGACCAGAGCTACGTCGAAGAGCTTGAGAAGATCGTCACGTTCAACGAGTACATCTCCACCGGCGGCAACGCCCTCGGATCATGTGTCTACGCGGCGAAAGCGATACTCGGAGCTAACCCGATAGCATTTTTAGGCGCTGATTTCTCGTTCTCGTACACCAGCAAATTTCATTCTTGGGACAGCCAGTACGACAAGATGAACAAGGGCGTCATCTGGACGCTTGATGTGTACGGAAATAAGGTCCATACATGGCCCAGCTACCATAATTTCAAACTGTTCATGGACTACATCGCAGTGCGCGTCCCCGGCCAGTATTACAACTGCACCGAGGGCGGAACGCTCGGCGCGTATCTTGAAGGAAATATCGTGCAGATCCGCCCCATGGACTTCGCGGACTTCCTGAAAGGGTACAAGCTCCATGAGGAGTTTATCGGTAAGTGTCTAAACACGGATCAGCGAATGCTGGTCTATTAAAGGGAGGGAAAAGAAATGGCATACTCGATATCGGTTCTTGAAAAAACGGTGATCGGGAATCACAACATGGCGATCATATCGGCAGTCGCAGACGCGGCCTCCGGCATCGTCACGTTCGGAGCGAACGCTCTGTTCTCGGCCGTAGGGACAATCTTGTCGAGCACAACGGCATTGGTTAGAATAAGGCCCGGAATGGACGAGGCAAATTCTAATACGACCGCCGGTATTGGAATAAGCTGCGCGACAAGCGGCGATGTTTTCAGGTTCCACGTTCTATACAGATAGCAAAAGGGAGGTGAGGGCATGTACAGCGTAATTAACGCCAACGTTGCCACGGCAGCGTCTCAATCAAGCGAAGTTGATCTCGGCAGCGCAGATCAATGGAACGTCATATCCCTTGAAATACCGACATTTTCTGTCTATCTGTTAACGGCGGCCGCCAGCTTATCTTTGCTTGCAGCAGTGACAGCCAGCGCCGACGGAGGGACCTACAGGCCACTATACGATATCACGACATCAGGATCCACATTCATTCCTGTGCTCTGGAATGTTCCGGCCGGAAATGGCAACCAGATATTAAACATTCCGCCGGCACTCGGAGTGAGGTACCTGAAAGTTGATATCGGAGGCAACACGTCGACAGCGTCGTTCAATTTTAAGGTGATATGTCGATAAAAAGGAAAGAGGAGGCAAACAAAAATGAGTAGCGCGAACACGATGGTCGAAGTCTACAATCCGATGGACCATGAGCATAAGGAAATGTTCAAGGGCGAGCTGGTGACCATACCGGCCAAAAGTTCGATACAGATGCCGAGGAGAGACGCGATCCAGTTCATGGGGCAATTCACGGAAGTGAAGCTCGACGGACAGGATCTCCCGGACCCGGCGTATTTCAAGCAGCTTGAGATCAGGCCGCTTAAAGAAGCGCCGGCACCTGTCGATAAGGTGGAAGAGGTCGAAGCCCATCGCTGCATGAAGTGCGGCGAAGAATTTGAGAGCGCGTCACAGCTCAGGGCCCATCTAAAAAAACACAAAGATGAGGTGATAACCGATGCAGACGCAGAAGAACGACTTAAAAAAAGAACAGGATCAGGGAATAAAGCTAAAGGGTAAATGGTTCCTGCGGCTCTACGGCCCGGATAGCGAGCTGAAAGCCGAAAAGTGCGGCGATAACGTCGTCTGTACTAACGGCAAGGAATTCTTGGCCAGCTTCTTGAAATCGGCGTCGACCGCGGCCGCCACATTCAATATGCGGTACGTTGCGATCGGAACCGACAGCACCGGCGAGCTCGCGGCCCAGACAGCACTCGGAACGGAGATCAAGAGAGTGCAAGGGACCGGCAGCTACACCTCCGGTGGGATATACGAAGTGGTCGCGACATTCGGGACCGGGACGGCGACAGGAGCGATCGTAGAGTACGGCTTATTCGATGTGTCCACTGCCGCTTGTGGGACGATGTTCTCGAGAGACGTCGAGGATGTCATCAACAAGACCGGGAACGACACTTTGGTGGTAACGACTCAGATAACATTGAGCTAAGTAAGATGGTTAAAAAAAATGACAGACTTTACGAAGACCATCACGAACAGCGTCGGTGTGTTGGGGACGCCATCGAAATGGAGTAGCGATTCCCCGGCGCACGGAGACGCCTTAATATGGGGATCAGGCAAATGGGGAGACACGAATCTTATCGAATTGATAAGCAAACAAATTTCCGATTCGCAGGGATCTGCCACAGGGATCGATTTTGCATTAAATAAGCTCGTAGAGAACCAGCTCACCCTCTCCGACATCACGGATATGGTCTGGACGCTCGCAAAGCTCATAGAGAGTTCGCAGGCGTCAACCTCGACCGTATTCTCGAACATCGGCAAACTCATTGAAGACGTGCAGGGCAGTACGTCGCTGGTCTATTCCTTGGTTTCAAAGATGCTGGACGGATCCATAGCACTGGATTCGGCCGTACAAAGGGCGTTCAATCAAGTATTCGAGGATGTCAACGAGATCGTAACGCTCAACGACGTAGTGACCGTAGAGCTCTGGATCGATTCGCTCTACAAAGTGGTCTGGGGCGGCACGACAACGAACAAGGTCGCGCAACCGCACACGACTTATAACGAAGCCACGGCGGCCGCAGGGACCTATACGTCGGTAACTGCGACGACAACGTCATGGACGGAGGTTTAATATGGGATTAACGGCAAGCGATATCATAACGAGAGTAAGATCGCAGGTGGACGAGCCGGCGGCCGCATTCTGGACTGACGCAGAGATATTGAAGCACCTCTACGACGCGGAATGCCTGCTCGCGCAGATCGTCGGCATCGAGAAAATCTACCAGACGCTGTCAGTGGCCGCACAGCAGGCATACGCCATGCCTGAATACTGCATGGAGATCCAGAGGATCACCTATGCCGGCGAGAAGCTGAAAAAGATAGATCAAAGGGAATTCGACGCTCTGACGGACAGGGACCAGACGGATGACAACGCAGGAGACCCGATGTTCTACTGGCCGTACGAAAGAGAACTGACGATGTTCCCTACGCCCTCAGCCGACGGAGATGCGATCAAGGTCTACTGCAAGGCCCGGCCAGTGGTCTACGCAATAGCAACGCAGCCGATATTGATAGATCAGGAATACGCCCCGGACCTGAAAGCATACGTGCTCTGGATGATGTTTGACAAGGACTCAGACAAAAGAGCGACCGCATGGAAAGAGACATGGCAGGACCGCTTGAAAGAGATCAGGCAGCATTCGAGACTGAAAAAACGAGGGGACGCCATGGCGGTGCAGAAGGATGAGGACTTCTTCCCTGAAACGGAGATAGGACTTTACTGATGTTCAAAAAGGTAATAAAGCTCGATAAACACGACGGCGGACTGAACACAAAGTACAACGTCCGCACGATCGCGATAAACGAGTCCCCGGACCTGCTCAACGTCGTATTCGACGATGTGGGAGCGGTCGAGACACGGAAGGGATATACGCACCTGAACACAGCGGCCATAGCAACGGCCGTGGTGGATGGTCTATATTCCTACGTCCATAACGACACGGCGACAATGGTCGCTGCGTGCAATGGCAGTCTGTTCACGCTCGACGGAGCGGCCACGTTCGTAACGATCCCTTCGGCGCAGTCGATATACACGGCCGGTGCGAAAGTAGAGATGTACACCTATCTGAACGACCTCTACCTTTGCAACGGCGCAGATGGCATCATCCCCTATAAATACAACGGAACAGATTTTACGAGGATGGGATCATACGCGCCGGTGTCTGCCTGTGTTGCCTCCGCAGGATGCGCCGGCGCCCTTTCTGGGACATACGGATACAAGGTCGTCTACCTGAACTCGAATCTGGTAGAGTCAAATCCGTCGAGCTCCGTGACCGTAGTGCTCGCCGCCGAGAGAGGGAGTCTGACAGGGATCCCGGTGGCGCCGCAGAGCTGGGGCATAAACGCCCGGAACATTTATAGGACCGCGGCCGGAGGATCCCAATATCTTTACGCCTTCCAGATAGCGAACAATACAGCCACGGCCGCAACGGACAATGTGGCGGACGCAGACCTGCTGACAACGGCTCCGATCGACAATTACACGCCGCCAAAATGCACGAAGATGATCCAGCATAAAGACCGGATGTTCTTTATGACGGACGATCTTCTGTACTACTCGAACGTCGGGGACGCAGAGCTGGTAGGGAACCTCGACTTCATCAACGTATGCCGGGGATCCGGATACACGATGCGGAATATGGAGATCCTCGGAGACTCGCTTGTCCTCTACCTCTGGAATGACGCGACACAGCAGGGCCAGATATACGTGCTGTACATGACCGATGCGACGACAACGAACTGGTACCTGAAAAAGAGCGACTCGCCCTATGGCTGCGTAAGCTCCCGGGCCGTCGTTCCGTTCGGAGACGGATTGCACGGCTTTCTCGATAAGCAGGGCTTTCTGCAGTTCGGCGGAAAAGACGTGCTGCCTTCCGCCAGCTTCTTAACGATCGCATCGATCAGATCGGCTTTCATATCCGACAAGATCGAGCCGACCATCTTCTCGATGAACGCCGGCTACCTCAAGAATACGGCAGGGATCCTCTATAAAAACAAGATCTGGTGGGCGCTTCCGTATTCTTCCAGCACCTATAACAACAGGGTGCTGCAGTACGACTTTTTAAGACGAGACACATCAAAGCAGATGGGCGCATGGTCCCTATTCAGCGGCATGAATTTTAGTTGCTTCGCCATCCACAACGGAAGTCTGTATGCAGGATCCGCAACAGCGAACGGAACGGTCTATGTGCTCGAGACCGGATACAACGATGACGGAGCGGCGATCAATTCGTACTACAAGACCAAGTTCCTACCCGGAGAGACCGGAAAGCTCGAAGCATACGGAGTGCACAGGGTATTCCGGAAGCTCTTCCTGCTGCTGGGGCTCTCCGGCGATTGGGAGATCAAGGTAAGAACAAAAAACGACTTCGATGCCGGCACCGGAAACGAACAAATGATAGACGTGAACCCCGGAGGATCCTTGTGGGGCACGATGGTCTGGGGTGTCGATACATGGGGTGGCGGCAATACGATCAAGACCGAGAGGATCGATCTCCCCGGGAGCCGCGGAACTGATATCCAGATCGAATACACGAATAATAATACGAAGGACCAGTATTTCAAAATCCATACCGCCGAGGTCCATTATAACGAAGGCGAGTATGCAAGAGGGAGGTAGGAAAAATGGTAGTAGATGAATATGCCTTGATGGAGCAGCAGGCAAAGAGGGATGCGATGACCCGGCGCAAACAAAGGACGGATGCGCTCAAGAAAACGCTGACTCGGCAGGGACTTGCCACGAAGATGCCAGCCGCCGAAGAGAAGATCGCAGCGGAAGAGTCGGGAGTCGAATCGCAGGCGCTAAGCGACATCGCCATCCAGAGAGCTAAAACCGAGAGAGAAGACGCCCGGATAAAACAGCAGCAGAAATATCAGTCTGCCGAATCCGAAAAAGGCAGGACATTCACAGCCGAACAGACGAAATCCGGACAGGACTGGCAGAGCAAGTTCCGAGAAGAGGGACAAGCGCTCGAAGCCAAGACCTACGATGTCGGCGGATACCGATATAATTGGGCGCAGCAGCAGAACGCATGGCAGAAGGATCAGGTAACTTTTGAAAATAACCTCAAGATATCCAATGCTCTCATCGAAGCCCGGGCAAAATCGCTCATGGAGCGCGCCTCGGCCGGAGAGACCATTCCGGATAGCGAGATCGTGACTGACGCCGATCGTTATGCTATAAACGCCGGCAAAGCGGCTGCGACCAAGATATCTCAGGGCTGGGCCAGAGAAGATGCCGTCCGCGAAGCGCAAAACAAGATCACGAAAGAACAGCAAAAGAACGCCTCTGACCTACAAAAAGAACATGAAGGCGGAAGTTATGTCTGCGATGCCGTAAGGGACCAGCTTGGCTTTGACGATCCTGAAAGCGACAGAGCCGCTCTGAAACGATTCAAAGCATACTGCAGGGAAAGAGATCCCCGGGGATATTCGGAATACATGGCCAAAGCCCCATCATACATCCCGGGTCTTAGCACTCGCATATTGAGAGTGCTAAAGCTCTTGCTCGTGAATAAGGTCGTAAAGCTCACAAAACAGAACCGGCTCGAGACAGCTTACTGGATCTACAGGATCACCTGCAGAGTGATAGAGTTCTCGTTTCGTCCGGCAAGACTGATAGCAAGGGAGGTGGCGTAAAATGCTTCCATTTTTATTGCCGCTAATAACAGCTGGCGCCACTATCATGTCCGGAAGACAGCAGGCCAAAGCCGCAAAGTCGCAGGCGGCCGCCAACGCAATAGCAGGTGGTGGCTTCAAAGAAGCGAACCCATACGACCCATGGGGCATGACAGCCCAACTGGCCAGCGGTGCCGGAGATATTATGAAAATACAGGACGACATCGCCCTTAAAAAGAAAAAGCTGGAGGCAATAGAGAGGCGCAGGAACGGAGGTACATCATATGGTGACGAATGAAGCCCCTGCGGTCCCGGATTACCTGAAACCTAAAAAAGAGGCAGGAACGCCTCTCGACTTCCTAAGCAATTATGTGCTGCCGTTGGCAGCTGGATATGCGAACGTGAAGTCCGGCGGCCGGCCGAACTACATTACCGAGACCTACAAGATGAAGACGCAGATCGACAAGAACACGCTCGACAGGGAAAGCAAATCTCTTGACGCACAGATAGAGGTCGCAAAAGAGCAAAGAGACCTCGAAAAAGAGCAGCGCGATAAAAACAAATACCAGTTCGAGTATGGGGACGGAAAGCAACCGGGAACCAAGCTGATCGATGCGGCCCGGGACGCTGAAAAGTGGGCGCTGGACCAGAGAATTAAGAAAATGGAGATCACGCAAAAAGCGCTTCAAATTCAGGTAGCTCAAACAAACCTTGCCCGGGAACTGAAAGACCTTGAGAGAGTGAAAGCCGGGCGTCCGATGTCAAACGATCAGGTGGAAAAAGTGACGGATTACGATAACACGGTACAAGCGATGAGCGACTCGCTGGACATGCTCAAAAAATATAAGTTCCCGACAGGCGTCGTAGCCGGGAATATATCTCCGACGATCGCACAGTACATGCCGCAGTACGGACCGAAATTCGGGACATTCTTCACGAAGCTTGAGGATGCCTTCCAAAAATACAGGAAAGTAACGACCGGCGCGCAGGCCAGCGATCGAGAACTGCAAATGCTGCGCCCGATCATACCGAACAGGAACGATACCTACGACACATTCGTCGATAAGGCGGAAGCGTTCATCAAATGGAAAAAGCTCGAGCGCGATACCTATCTGCGCAATACCGGACTGGCCGGATTCGATGTGACAGGATTCCAAAAAGCAAAGGCAGCGCAGGACCAGAATAAACTGCCGAGCTTGAAGGACTTTATGAAATGATAATCTACAAAGACAAAGAAGGCGTCGAACATGATTTTGACGCGGTCGCAGAACTCGACCAGATGAACATGAAGCCGATCTCCTTTGATTCTAAAAACCTGATCATACACGCCGAGGATCCCGGCGGACAGAAAAGACAGATCGATATCGGCGGCTACATTAACGCGGTCAACAAGAGCACCGGCAACAGCTTCAAGATCGTAAAGGCGGACTCACTCAATAATCCGGAAGACGCGATCGCACAGCAGCCGGACGGCAACTTCTGGCGCAGGATAAAACTCGGATTCGGAGACGAGAAAGGCAAGATCAATTATCTCAAAAAAACATTCGCTGATGCGAAGGTGACCGAAGATGGGACGCTCGTAGTCAACGATCGCGGCCTCTGGAAGAGGATAGATCCTAAAGGAATAGATCCCGGGGACTTTGCGGATATGGCGGCCTATATCCCCAACGTTGCACTGACAACGATCGGAGAGATCGGAGGCGGATTTGCAGGTCTTGCGGCCGGACCCGGGGCTCCTGCGGCCGTTCCTGCAGGGATAATAGGCGGAGGCGCGGCCGGTGGCGCAGTAGGGGAAGCGGCCAGACAGGGAGTCGGAAAGCTGATTGGCGTACAAAGCGCCATGGACCCCAAGGAAATCGCGCTACAGGGGGCCATAAGCGGCGCTGGCGCAGGGATAGGCGTCGGAGCAGGGGTAGCGGCCAAAGCACTCAAGAAGCCGGCCCAAAAGGCCGTGGAGGGGCTTTCCAGCACGATTACAGGTAAAGTAGGCCCCAAGATGACATCTACCCTTACAGGGATCAATAAAGAACTTGCCGAAGAGGCATGGAAGAACCCTGCCAAGGTATTCACAAAGACAAATCTTGATGACAAGGCAATGCTCGAAGCCGGAAAGAAGGCCCAGAGGGCTCTGTCGATCATGAAAGCGGCCGGACAGCGAGAGTATAAAATGGCGACCAAAGATATCATGAAGCATGGCGACAAGATCGTAAACACTGCGCCGGCGGCCAAGGCGCTTAAAGAGGAACTGATCAGAGACGGCCTGCTGGCGGAACGAGTAAAAATCCCCGGGGCCAAGGTTTCATATCAAGAATTTGCTGATGTAATGACCGCTGCCGGCAAGAAGGCGGTAAAGGCCGGCGGAAAAGTATCCGGCAAAGCCACGGATATCAAAATAGCTCCAAAGATCGCGACAAAGACGCTTCCCCGGGATACACTGGCAACGGATGCGACAGGGCAGAGAGTCCTTATGGCGGTCTACAAGAAAATCAAAGGCGGAACGATGTCTGTCCGGGAATACGACAAACTGTCCCGGCAGATAAATCAGATACTGCCGGCATACAACGAAGTGCCGAAGATATCGAGCCCGAACATCGGCAAGCTCAAAATGATCAAAGGAAAACTCAACGAAGCGGTCGGCAAAGTCGTCCCGGGCTTTACAGAACGCAATAAATCCTACGCAGAGGCAATGGATTTATATAACAGGGCGAGAACAAAGCTCGGGGACGAGAAGCTCGAGGGTTTCTTCTCCCGGTTATTTACAACAAAAAACAAGGAGGCGGTAAAAGAGGTCTTTGATGAGCTCAATACGGCAGTCCCGAAAGGCGCAAAGTTCATGCCAAAAGTAAAACAGGTTCAGGCAGCCAAAGAATTTGCGAGGATCCTGCCAGCCGGGAACATGAAAGAACTGGCGGAGAGGTCGATCCCATCGGCAGCCGCATACGGCGCCAGCAGGTTCGGAATTGTGCCGCCATGGTTAAGCTTCGTGCTGGCGGCATCTCAAAGCCCTGTAGTACATAAGGGCGCGATCAAGACGGCATACGGCATGGGATCCGCGGCACTTAAATCAAGCGAAGTTGTCGGCAAAGCGCTCGGAGGTAAGGTCTCCGGAGGCGCGATCCGGCAAACAGCGGTAAGAGCGGCGATGCAACGCCGACTAAACAAAAAGGAAGGTGAATAAAAAATGGCAAATCCATCGGTAACGTATACATTCTCGAATTCGACGACGGCAGACGCGACACAGGTGAACTCAAACTTCACGGATATCATCAATGCGCTCACGGACGGCACGAAAGACATCACGATCGGAAGTCTGACGGTCGCCGGGACGACAAACCTCAACGGTACGATTGCTCTCGGAAATGCTTCCGGAGATGCGATCACGGTAACAGGGACGATGAGCTTTTCAACCACGCCTCAGACAGACGCGATAGCCGAAAAAACAGCGGCGGCAGGGGTGACGATTGATGGGGCATTAATCAAGGATGGGGCTTTTGAGGGTGCTGTCGAAGGCAAGTGCATTGACATTCAAATGATTGGCAATTTTGATATTGTTGACAGCGCAACAGATGTTTTTACATTTGATTTTGTGCCGTCAAAAATACTTATTGATTATTCGACAGGCGTTCAAGGTTCTGTCGATGACGCTGGTGCTCACACAAGGGGACAATGCTTGGTCACTATAACAGGAACAAATACCTTTACGAGCGTTCTGAATTATGAAAGTTATCGTTATGATAAAAGGGCAGGCGTTGATAATATGCAAAATAGCGGGGGGCTTGCCGATACGACAAATGTTATATACGGACTTGGCGGTATGTCAAGTGGCGGTGCAGTCGGAACGCTTATCGGGACTGGGGTCTGGAATACTTCGGCTAAAACATTAACGATCACTTGGCAAGAAACAGGGACGACAACAGCTCAAAACAGGGTGATAGCAACGGCAACGGCGTATAAATAATGCAAGCGCCATGGCCCTTGAAGGGCAAGATCATCGTAACATCGGAATACGGCCAGAGGACAAAGCCCCGGCCGGGATTCCATCACGGCATCGACCTTGTCAGCGATGACCACATCATCTACGCAAACCTGAACGGATTCGCTCACGTGGGCTGGGATCCCGACGGATTCGGGAGGTACGTCATGCTGGTGGGAGTGACGCCGCAGGGGACGATATTCCAAGCGATCTACGGCCACATGGTCGAAGACCTGCACGTACAGGCCAGCCAGCCGCCGGTCCAGAACGGACAATGCGTGACCCGAGGCCAGCCACTTGGTATAATGGACAGCACCGGAGACTCGACAGGACCACACCTGCACTTCGAATTCAGGACTTACCAGAACAGGGCATTCCAGTCGATCGATCCCCGGAAAATAATCATCCCGGAGATGAAGCTGTCATGAGCGAAAATAAGACATGGAATATCGAGAAGCCGATAACCGGCATGCGGATAGAACCGCAGCCGTGGGTCTACAGTTATTGGGGGGGGCCGGAACTGCTCATGGTCACGATCACGCTTCCGGTTCTGGCATTCGGCAAAGAGAGAGAGGACCCGATCACGGTGATACCACATTGGAACTGAGGAGGTGAGGCAAAATGGACTGGAAAAAATGGTTAATGTCAGGGATCAAGCAGATCGTGTATTTGCTGATCGGCGCACTGATCTATGTGATAATAGGATCACTGACGACCGCTTTGGGATTCAAGCCAGAGGCAGGACTGCAGACATGGATATGGGACAACGCAGTCTACCCGGCGATCGTTGCTATCATAGCGTGGGTGAAGAACTGGTGGCAGCACAGGAATCAGACGGCATAGAAGTTAAATCGATATTTTGCATTAAAGCTCCTGCGATCGACTGAATGATCGGGGAGCTTTTTATTTTGGCATAAGCCCGGTCCCGGACGTAGTGCATGTTGCGCTGTGTCATGGACATTGCAGAGGCGATATCGGACCACTCCTCCTTACACCAGAATCGCAGGTGCATGACCTTGCGCTCCAGATGATCCAGTTCGCGGTTAAAGACGATCTCGAAAAGGGCTTCCACAGTTTCAAAGCCCTTCGTGTCCCCTTCCTCCGGATCCCAGATGCGGTTATAGAGACTATCATAAAGCGGATCATAAGATACTTCTTTAGGCATGTTTGAATTCCTCCTTCAATAAAGCAATCGTGTAATAATTCACATGGCGCCCTGACTTGAAATAACCGGACCGGTGAAACCCCTCAATGCAAAAACCCAAAGACATGAACATCGGAATCGCAGGATTACCCTCAAAGCTCTCACCCCAGATACGATTGAGATTTGCCTGAAGGAATCCCCACTCCAGTAGCGTTTTGAGCGCATCCCGGCCGTACCCATGCCGCTGGAAATCGGGAGCGATATAAAGCGAGAATTCAGCGTCCTGACAAAGAGGGTCGATAGAGGTCAAACCACAAACCCCGATCAGATCCGACGCATAAATGCCCTTATCTGTAGCAGAGGAGCAGACCGCGAACATCTTAACGGACGGATCCGCATTAATTTTAGCAAACCACGCCTCCTGATTGGACATGTTGAGCTCCATAAACTCGCGACACCAGACACGAACCGAAGGATCATTGCGCCAGTCGCGCAGTTTTGGAAGATCCTCGCGTTCCAGCGCTCTCAGAAAAACACGATCGCCTTTTATCATCGTTTTATGGCCTCCTTCGGAATGGAACCTTCGAGCTGGACGCCGCCGGCCTCAATGCGGCGGATAACCTTGGTAGAGCAATCGATGAAAATGGTCAGTAGATCCTCGTCATGCTCCAGAGTAAGGAACCACGCCTTGCCCAGCAACCAACCCTCCTTGAGCATTTCCTGCCAGAACAGGGCCCGGAAGAGCTCCGTGTCGCCCTCGATCTGTCCCCGGGTATTATAGCCCCGGATCTTAATATGCTTCGAGATCCTGTTGAACTTGTGTAGCGCATCGCCTCCGCGCATCCAGAGAGCATTGAGCTCGGCCGGGGTCATAACCCTAAAGACCTCGAGGGCAGCAGCCATGGAGAGGACCTCGCCGCCGTATGTGCTGGACACGAAATAATCCGAGTCCATCAACTCGCGTTTGCCTCCGACGACAGCGATAGGCATTCCGTTCCCCATGGCTTTGCCAAAGCAAGAGAGGTCTGGTGTAATGTTGAACCAATTCGCGATCGAATATCCGGGCACGCGCATGCCGGTGATGATCTCATCAAAGATCAAGACGATTCCATTCTCATCGCAGTATTCCCGGAGCGCCTGCAGCCATTGCTTGGTCCCCTGATCGAGCATGACCGGCTCGACGATGATCGCGGCGATCGTGTTCGGCTCAAAAGGGATCTTCGTGCCTTCGATCGGATGAACAAGATCTATCATCCGGCGGATAGCCATGGGGACACCATTTGCTGGCGGCTTGTGCATTGCGCAGTCATGCCAGCCATGATATCCGGCGCAGGAAAGAACATTATCGCGGCCGGTATACGTCCGGGCAATGCGGATGGCGGCCGAAACGGCCTCGGAACCGGTCTTGAGGACCTTGAGCTTCTCGACATAAGGGAAATGGCGCTGGAACTCCTCGGCAAACTTGACCTCGAGGCGATGTGGCAGGGAAAAAAGAGATCCCGATTCCAGCTGCTTCTTGATGGCCCGATTCACCCCGGGGTGATTATACCCGAGGATGATGGTTCCCAGCCCGGACATGAAGTCGACAAAATGATTGCCATCGACATCGACGATGACGAATCCCTTGGCGGATTCGACATAGGCCGGGTAGACGCCGGCAACGAACTGATCCGCTCGCTTGGACATCGTCATGGTCTGGCCGGCGATGCAGTTATTTGCTTTGCTTAATAATTTCTTGGATTTTTCGAGTTTCATTCTGGTTCCTCGTGAATTCGGCGCGGACCTTTTCGAGATCCTCGGGTGTATCGACTGACACCTTAACGCCGGACAGATCCACCGGGCAGGCGACATTCATGAAAGAGAAGCCGGCCTTGTGGATTTTGTCAAGATTTTTGATGATGTAGGACGTGACGTGCTCCCGGTTTTCGGGGTCCTTCACGTTCTCATGAAGCCATTTGAGCAGGCGCCATGAAAGGACCTCGACATCCCATCCGTCGGGATAGGATCGGTAGATGACGTTCGAGACGTAATCGATACCGGAAGCGCCGGCGATCAGATTGAGATAAACGATCAGTTCGGTAGGGACCAGCGGACAATCGCCTGTAATACGGCAGATAGAGATCGGACGGAAGAGATCCTGCGGAGGCAGGAGCGGAAGGACCCTCTGCTGCACGCACATGTAGTACCGGCGCAGGACATCGTTTTCGTCGCCCTCAAACCAAGAGATCTTGCGCTCCGTGCACCACGGCCCGATCGGATCGCCTTTCGGGACCGCTACGAACACATGAGTAAAGACGGAAGCGAAAAAAGCGGAATCGATCACATGCTGCAGTACCGGAAACTGCGTAATCGGCGTGAGCGCCTTATTCGGAAAGCGAGTGGACGTCGACCGGGCCTGAATGATACAGATTTTATGCTGCGGACCCTGCTGCTGATTCATGAGATCCTCCTTAAAGTTTCGTTGGCCATTCCAATGGTGTTCGGGGAGGGGACAAGCCCCTTGCAGAACTTCACAAATTCGACCATTTCAAGGACATAAGAATTGTCGATGACGGACTGAGGCACAGAACGTCCGTTAACTTTATACACTCGACTGGAATTAAGAAATTGCGCATTATAAGAGACGTCCGGAAAGACATTTTTGAGATCCTCGAAATGGACCATATCTACGGCACTGGCGTTAGGGTAGGCGTGATCATAAACTACGACGTTCGGCTTGCCAAGTTCGATATATGGTGCGACGATCCAGCGAGTATTGCACCCGACAAACCCGGAAGCCCCGATGAAAGCAAAACTATCAGCAGACCGAGGCATGTGCAGTTCGGAATCGGAAAAAGGACGATCAAATACCGGTTTTTCAATGAAAAACGGAGCTTGTTCCCACAGATCCGAAATTGACATGTAGTGCTGACTTGGAGGCGTGCAAATCAATATGCCATCCGCAGAAAAGTAAGGACGGGGAGAAAACCCACGCTTAAGATCCCAGCCATTGACCTCGTGCCCCATCTGCTCAAGGATTTGTCTGCGTAACGATCCCATGTGCCCATCGATGCCTATAATAAAGAAATTCATCGGATTAACCTCCCTACATCCCCTGTCCGATATCGCAGAACCTTGACCATGTCCTCGAGAACTTTCGGGTGAAGCGCAAAGGCGTGATCCGGGCAGTCGATATCCGGATGATCGAGGGTGATATGCTTTTCGATGACCTGAGCTCCGGCCCGGACCGCGCCGATCGTCTGACCAAAGCCAAGAGTGTGATCGCTGAATCCATCAAAAGGGAAAAGGTGAAAAATCGAACTGAAATCTATATCATACAAGACCGGATATTCAGGAACACAGAAAAGTGTCGTCCAGTTGCTGCCCCCTGAATAGATGAGTTTCGCAACGTCCATCGGGCCGCAGGAAACGATAACAGGGATCTGCTTGGCCGCCTCCTGAACGTTCGGGCTCATTCGGCATGAATAAGAAAACTTGATCCACGGCGCACCTGAATCGATAAGCAGCCGTACGGCATCCCAGTCAAATGCGGATGCGGATATTTCAATTCCGAGCGATCGGGCTCGAGCACAGAGATCGGGCCACCACTCTCTGGGCAACTGAATGTTCCCTGCTCCCACGTTTTGCGCCTTGAAAAGTTGAAATTTGATAGCATCGCAGCCGGCATGCGCAGCAGTCTCAATAAGTTCGAAAGCATAATCTATCCTCCCCATGTGACAGGATCCCGGATCGGCAATGATTTTGACCATTACAAAAGGCCCTCCTCTTTAAGCATGGCGATAAAATCGGCTTCCGAGACCTCCGGGGCCTCGTTCGAAAATCGATCAACCTCGATTTCTTCGTGAAGCTTCTCTCCGCTTTCGGGATGAGTGAAACTGATCGGGACTTCGGACCCGAAATGATGGCCGATATAACAAACGGCCTTAAGCAAGGGAATCGCCCGAAGCCCCAGCGGCAATATCAACCGGTCGTCGCCTTCGATCGCTCGGCAGACGATTTTAACGGCATCCCTTCTGGTTAACAGGAATCGCGTCATGTCTTTGTGGGTGATCGTGATCGGCTTGCCGGCACGAATCTGCTGGATGAAGTAAGGAATGGCAGCGCCGGTGGACCCGATGACGTTGCCATAGCGACAGACGGCCAGCTTCGGCGTCCCGATGCCGTTGAAGCGCGCCGTCTGCAGCACTGCCTCCTCCATGATCGCTTTGGTCATGCCGTACAGGTTTGTCGGCCGAACGGCCTTATCGGACGAAATGAACACCGCCTTGGCCGGCTTAAACTCCATGCACGCCTTGAGGACGTTCAGAGATCCCTGCACGTTCGTCTTGATGGCCTCCTCCGGAGAGTAATTGCAGACCTCGAGACGTTTAAGAGCCGCGGCATGGATAACGAGATCGACATCCCTGACAGCGGACCGGATACGATCCTCATCCCGGACATCCCCTACAAGCGCCCTGAGTCGATCGTGGTCCATATCGCCATATCTGCGCAGCAGATCGACAAGCTTGGACTCGCTGCGGCCGAAAATACGCAGGGACCGTGGAGCATAGCGCTTGAGAAGCTCGGGGATCAGGGCATTGCCAAGATAACCGGTGGCGCCGGTGATAAGGATGGTGTCAATTTTCATGCTGTAAGAACCCTCCACATCCAGTCGGCAATGAAAGCCGCGGTCTCCTTGCGGTTTTGCCAAGTCGGTAGCGTGGCGGTTTTTAAGAGATCCTCGGGAACCAAGGCGAACCCCTTGAGATCGAGATCCTTTTTGGGGATATCGAAGTCCCCGGGCTTTTTAACGGACGCAACTTTAGGCGCCTTCTTTTTGGCTCCCCGGGCATCAGGAATGAAGGACATATCCAGCCCGAGCTTTTTGGCGTGCTGTTTTATCTGCAAGAACGGCCGCTTGAATTCCAGCTCATAAGAATCACGACGCTCTATCTGGTCTTCGCACAAATTGCGAAGGACCTGCTCCTCCTGCTCCGTCCATTTCCTGTAAGCCATGATGCCTCCTTGAAGCTACTGCTTCGTGATCCCCAAAATGCGCACGCCATAGAAGGCCATGCGATAGGCGATCTTCTGTTTTTCGGTCATTTGCGTATCCTTGGCAAGCCCTTCCTCCCAGCCCTCAACCGTGGACTGCATGAGCTTGAAGAAATCGGCCTCGTCGATGCCGTCGGCTTTGCAGGATTTGCACAGCCCGACATCCATGCGCGTATTATTCGACAATGCGACCTGAATCTGGTCGTACTGATCGGTCGGGTGGCCGTCGGCCATGATCGGCTGATGACAAACGCTACACTGCCCCTGCTTCCAGACGGTCTCCTTATGGACCACTCGCTCGCGAACACGTTCTGATTGGGTCTTCATTAAAATTCACCTGCCTTTTTTTGATTCCCACGATCGTGGGGACTTCGGACAAAAACGGACAATGGATCCACGCGCTGTACGGCCAGAAAACCGGTGCCGTAAGCCGAGGCATCCTCGAGAGCGGACAGAATCTGCTCGACATTCGGGTCCTTGCGCTTTTTCTTCTTTCCAAGAAGGCGAAGCGTCAAAAGAACCGACAGCAGGGCCGTCAGGATCACGGCCAAGCTAATTAACGATATGAGTAAAATCACGTTTTGCATTTTCCACGTCCTTCGTCAAGATTATCTTCGTCGCCGCGAGATCGACCTTTCCGCACGCGGTATGAGCCATGAGCTTGAGCCGGTCAAACCAGCTCTGCCCTTTTTTGGCGATCAGCCAGTCTCGGAACTCCTCCGGCCGCTGATGGGCCCAGAGATGATGGCCTTTGCAAAGCCGGATACCATTCCAAGGGTGAAACTTCATCGCACGGTTCGCCCGGGTAAAAATATGATGGGATTGCAGGATTTTGAGTGCGCCGCAGACTTCACAGCAGTGGCGCCGGCCGGAAGGCAGATGAACCGAAAGCCAGTGGATGAGCTCGCGCCAAAGATCCTCGCACTCACGCTCGAGGCGTTCTTTTACGCTCTTGAAAGTCCAGCCCTTGTATTTAAGCTGCTGTCTTTTTTGTCCTCGGCTTTTCGCCTTGAGGATCTGGCTCGGCTTCGGAAACATCGGTATCAATGTCCACCTCCGCAATGAAAATTTCTGATGGGCGCGTATTGTCGCCGTCGCCGATATAAGGGATCTCATGCTGAGAATAATAAGAGACAAAGAGCTTGCCTTCGTGATAGACAACGCTCGGATATCCGCAGTCCCCACCGGAGGGCAGCATAACAAACCTCTTTAGAGTAAGGGAATTGGGATTAAGCTTCCAAATGGCCGTGACCGGCTTATCGAAGCGGCCGCCGTAACTGCGACCAACGCAAAAGACCCCCCGGGGAGTTTCGATCAGGCGAGGACTATGGATGACATCGGCGTTTTGCGTAAGCGTCACGGAATGAGGCAATAAATGGCCGAGAGTCGTGAATTGATTATCCTCACTGCGAGCGATGTAAAGATCGGAAGACCCTTCCCTCGGGAGGACGCACGCCTCAGAGGTCCCTACGCTTGCCGGCAGGAACTGCTCGGTAGGATTGAAGCATCCGAGATCCCCGGCCGACCGGTAGATCGTCATTTCACGGAAAAAGAGAGGATCATAGGCCACAGCATGGGCAACGTCGTCTTTAATATAGAAGTGCCACGGCCACAAAGAAGTGGCGCCGGCAGGGACAAAAGAAAACGGATCCGTCTTGAAATAGCTTCGGCGATCGCCAAAAAGGACCTTCTCGGGACCCTTGGCAGACCAAACAAGCGGCCCGACCGACTTAATCCGCACCCGGAAGACATGCAGGTAATTGAGCTTCCACTTCCAGCACTGCTCCGGAAGCCGGGAAAAGAAGGGGCCCTTGTCGCAGGAAAAATTCGCACGGACGAAAAACAGATAAAGCTTGTCCTGATAAACCAGCAGTTGGGGATCCCGGACATCGACCTTCGGATCTGTCCCATATACCATATGCCATGGGGTCGTGCCGTCCTGACCCAAGAAGACCTGCTCCGGGGCTTCGAGATCCCGACACATGACCACGATCCGGGACAGGCCGGGCATGTGCTTTGCTGAAACGCGGAACGCACAGAAAAGCTTGCCCCCATATTTCACCAGAGACGTGAACGCGCAATGCTGGCCGGGACTTCTGAAAATTTTCTCAACGCTGATCTTCATTTGAGTACCTCCGCAGGATGAACCGGGCCGTCTCCGGGTCCACCGCCTTTAACGACGCGATCAATTCGCTGTTGAGCATTACGAGCTTAAAGTGATATTCGGAATTTGCAGCCCTCTGAGATAGAAGCTGATTTGATTGGGTATAAAGAAAGAGGGTAATCACCGAGCAGATCGCGATGATGAGCAGAGAAGCCGATGGTATAATTTCTCGCCAGTGCATCTTGGTAGACAGAATATCACGGGGCCCGGTTTTTTGTCAATAGGGAAAATTTACGGCCGACACACGGACGGCTTGCAAACGGAAAATACCGCTTGACAACATTTGCAAGGGGTAGTAGAATGTAAAAAGAAAAGGGAGGTGATAAAAATGATAAAGAGAATTCTACAATGGATGAGGATCGTGAAAGAGGATCGCTACTTCCTGATCGAGCTGCGCAAAGCCGGAGTGATGTAAGAGCCGAAAAAATACGAAGGGGAGGTGATAGCAGATGGCAGCAAAAACAAAAGAGATGACCGCACAGGAAATGGTCGAGAAGCTCGAGTTTATGGGGTGCCGCGTCGAAGAGATCGCCTTCCACACAGGGATCTCGGCCGGGACCGTCTACCGGTGGATGAAGGGTACAGAGCCGCACCGGACGTTCAAGAAAAAGCTGATCGAGCTTTACGAGACATACCTTAAAAGGTTTAATGTTCAAAAAAAGTAGTCAAAAAAGGGGGGCAAGATGCGCAACAGAAGAATGATAAGCCGGGCCATCTCGACATCAGAGAAGGTCCATCGCATTGACTGGAAAGCTCGCCTCCTCTACACTTGGATGATCCTGCATTGTGACGACGAAGGACGGATAGAAGGATCTCCAATAACCATTAAGGGCCTCGTATTTCCCATCGCTGACTGTACCATTCAAGACATTGAGAAGTGGCTCGCTGAAATGCAAAAAGTCGGCCTCATTGTCTGGTATAAAGCCAAAGGAAAGAGGTACATTCAGGTTAAGAAATGGGACGACTTCCAGACCTTCCATGGCATCAGAAAAACACCCTCAATAATGCCGAGTCCACCACGTCGGGTGTCCCGGTCAACCAAGTCCGGTGCAACACGGTGCCTAAGTAAAGTAAAACTAAACAAAGTAAATGAAGTAAAGGAAGTTAACGAAGTTAAACAAACGAAGCCCGGATATTTTTCAATATCTCAAATCCAGGAAGACTTCCCGAACATCGGGAAAAGAATGGCAAAGGAGGAGAACGATGGCTAAGCAATACCAAGAAGATCCCGGAACGATCAATTTCTCAAAGATCTCCACGTACCTGAGATGTCCGCTGCAATACTACTTCCGGTATGTGATGAAGATCAAAACACCGCCGACAGCGCCGCTGACATTCGGATCCGCGTTCCATAAAGCCGTAGAACATAACTACCGGCAGAAGATCGACTCAAAGAAGGACCTCAAGACAAAAGAGGTGCAGGACAAGTTCGCGGCGGACTTCGAAGTGGGAGCCCGGGACACGATATGGCAGCCGGACGAAGACAAAAGCAAGATGCTCGACCTCGGCGTGCTTTGTGTATCGGTATACCACGATGACGCCGTGGCGCAGCGATTCGACAGCCGGGCAATATCGCCACAAGTCCAGCCGTCAATGGTCGAAGAGGAGTTTGAGGTGAACTTCGAGAATATGGCAAAGCCGATGAAGGGCACGATCGATCTGGTGGACCAGAACATCGTGATCCGCGACACAAAGACGACGGCCCGGACTCCGGGGCCTGACGAAGCGTTCAAGAACTTCCAGCTGACCACATACACGCTCGGATACAAGATCAAGACCGGTAAGATGCCGAAAGGTATTGCACTTGACTATGTGGTGAAGACGAAAGCCCCAAAAGTGGTCACACTGAAAGACCAGAGATCGGAAGAGGATATTGACGCTCTGCTGAACACGATCGGAAAGGTCGAATTCGCGATCGAACATGAACTGTGGTACCCGAACCCTCATAACTTCATGTGCGGTCCGAAGGGATGCGGAAATTGGGAGGCGTGCCAAGCCGGAAGGAAAGTAAAATGAAGACCAAAAAGAAGGCCAAGGCCAAGAAGGTTCCAGAGCCGCCAAAACCCATGGAAATCTGCCATATCTTCATCAAGGACGTGAAGACCGACCGGCTGAAAGAGACGATAACCCATGTTGGGGTGATAACTGCCCGGGCAATCCAAGACGCCGTAGAAAAGGATAAGAACCTGTACTGTAGAATTCAGTATTATAAGGACGGACAGGCCCTTCCATTCCCAAAAAAAGAGGAGGTGAAAAGATGAAACTGACGATAACGCCGCAGACAAAGGCACTGATCGTAAGCGCAAAAGCGCTGGCCTCGCAGATCCCGGACAACCTCGTGATCACAAACGCGGAAGAGATGGTCTGGGCTGACAACGAGAGAAAAATGATCAAGGAACGCGCGGCCACGCTGAACGAAACGAGACTGACAGCGACCCGGCCCATGGACGAAGCCAAAAAGGTGATCATGGACTGGTTCAGGGAACCGATCGACATGCTGACGCGCAAAGAAGGCATCATTGTGACAGCGATGCGCAAATTTAGGGACGAACAGGACCGTAAGCGCAGAGCCGAAGAGGCACGACTGGCCGAAGAGGCACGAAAGCGTGCAGAGGACGAACGGAAAAAGCTCGAAGCGGCCGCTAAGAAGGCGGAGAAAAAAGGCGACGAAGAGAAGGCCGATGAGCTCCGTGAACAAAAGGCCGCAGTGGTCGAGCTGACGCCGGTGATACCGGACATGATGCCAAAGGTCGACGGCCGGGTGCTCAAGAAGACATGGAAAGCAAAGATCGTGAACTTCGCAAAGCTCCCGGACGAGTATAAGCTCCCGAACGAACGGCTGCTCGGAGAGGTGGCCCGGAATACCCGGGGGACCAAAGAGATCCCGGGCGTCGAATACTACGAAGAATAGGAGGCGTGAAATGATAGCAGCGAAAAAGAAGCCGACAAAGAAAATGGTGGTGATCCCTAAAGTGAAGGGACGCGTCGAGAAGCCGGCAGAACCCGAGACCAAAGCATTGGTCGTCTACAATGACGGCGAGGCAGCGCTCGCCATGGAAGCTCGGGACGAAGGACAGATCACGGCGTCGCTTAAAGGCGAGTACGTCGAAGACTACGTGTACTCAATGGAAGTGAACGACGGCCGCGGAGGCAAGCGAAAAGTGACGAGCTTGTCGTGGATGGGGATCCAAGAAGCGGCCAGAGCTTACGGTCACATCCGTACGGAGATCTACGATCGCAGGGAATCCGGAGCAGGAGAAATGGATCCGTGGATCGAATTTACGATCCGCGCCATAGACGATCAGACCGGAGCCGAGAGATTCGGGATTAAGCGCCAGCATAAAATGAAACAGGGAAAGAATGGCGCCTACCCGGATCCGTTCTACATCGAGGCGTGTTTGGCCAAGGCGCAGCGCAACGCGATCCGCCAGCTTATACCGCAGGGCATGATGAGAGATTGGGTGACTCAATTCCTAAAGACTCGCAAAGCCGGACAGGAATTCCAGCCGCCAGCAGTCCAGCCCGGGCAGTACACTCCGGCCGCAGCATTGCCGCCGGCAGCACAGCCGGCAAACGGACAGCCGGCAGAAGCCCGGCCGCTTGGCATGATCACGGAACCGCAGATGAAAAAGATATTCGTCTGCCAAAAAGATGCAGGGATATCAGACGGCCAGCTGAAAGACTGGATCTGCAAGAACGTGAAACAGGTCACATCTCGAAACCAGCTGACATCGAGACAGGCCAGCACGGTGATCGAGTATCTGCTCGGAGAGATCGAAAAGAAAAAGACGGAGCAGCCAGCACCGGCGGTAGAGGCCGAGATGACAGAGCTCGAGGACGAATTCCAAGTATAACTGCGGATGGCCCGGGTGAAATGCCCGGGCC